TGGCATGAAAAATAATTGTGATCCCGATTGGAAGAAGTTCTGTATTGCCTGCTGTTCATCCCAACTATGGATACTCCCTGCTCTTCTACTTGGGGTTCTTATTCTTATTGAAAGTGTTCATACGGAGGGTCATAGAAAAATGGAAGTAGATGTTCATGGACATTGCATGAAATTTCTCAGGAATAATCCATCAGCATACTCAGAAGATAATTGATGGTATAAATATTACGTTATGTAACGAAATACTTTGGATACAATACAACTGACAATAGTAGCACTCTCAGGAACCGTTGCTATGACTGCGTGCTTCTTGACGATGCTTTATATAAAGGAAGGTAAGTATTAATGCGTGGGTAAAAATACGCCATTACAGTGTGTGAACTTCAACACAAAAATCGAAGATTACTCTATAAATAGTGGTAGAATTAGGACTAACAAGATGAAGTGATGCTGAAAAACTTCGTTATGTAAATCACAATTCAGAGGAGAAGAAATCTATGAGAACCCGAATGTCACGCAATCAAATGGCAGAATGGATTCATCACGAAGATAAAGATCTTGATTATTCTCAAGACGATTTAATCGACGAATACTTTGACTGTATGATAGATTGTAACGACAATTATTGCAGAAAAGTATGTACCGAAATCTTAAGGTAAACCCATAACCCAATGAACTAAACTCAGAGACCTCCGAAAGGGGGTCTCTTCGCATTTATGAGTATTCACATTTACGCAGAGCACTGCGACTTCTTAGAAGAAGAAAACCAGAAACTAAAAGCGGAGATAAAATTTCTCCAAGAACTTTTAAACATAAAAACACTCGGACTTCCCTTGACAGAAGATCAAGATTCCGATATAATTTAATCAACTATTGCATCACAATGCCCCTATTAATAATTCCCAGTGTCCTAGCAACGATTTACGTTGTATGGACACTTTTATATTATGACCCACACAGAGGACTATGAAAATAGGAGATCAAGTCAGATTTTTAGGTTGTACACCTGAGCAAGTTAGGTGGGGGAACAATGACGATCCTCAACTTAAACTTATCAAAGGAAATACATACTTAGTAGAAGAAGTCGAGATTCATTCTCAACATACTAAGATAAATTTGATCGGAGTAGACGGCAAGTTCAATTCAGTTTGTTTTGAAAAAGCTGTTGGATGTATCCGACAAGCGAAGCCCTCAGACTACCGAGATAGTTATGACAAAATCCCAGACCGATACTGACCAAAACGAAAATCAGCTTTCAAAACCTAAAAAGCTGCAAAAAAAATTCGGGTATTTTTCTGTTCTACAGGGTCAGCTTATGGATTTACCTATTTCCGACGTGTATAAACCAAAAAGGGATACATACACAAAAGAAGAAGTTGATGAACTTATCAAATATGCCATAGAAGAAGCAAGACTCATTGACGAAGCGTCAATGAAAAAACATAACAGAGACGCTACTGTAATTAGTATGATTCTTGGATTTACCACTCTTGCTTTATTTGTAGACGGATTACTCCGTTTATTGGGTATCATTCCGCCATTCATGCAGATTGATATTGATTTATTGGACAAGATCGTAGATAGAGTCGAAAATGACGTTATAGATAGAGTAAGGCAAGTTCCTATCCAGAAGATATTCAACAGATGAACGATTTTATGATATTTTTGTATTTGACCTTTTTTGTCGCTATATTAGGGGCAACATTTGCATTTATGTTCAAAACCATGACTGCGACATTTGATGAAATGGACAAACCGACAAAAACCAAGAGATCAGATTTACATCCAGAAATGCGAGATGTAGAGTCTGGAGAACAGCTATTAGTCTTCAATCCTCGAAGAGATGAAGATGATGATGGCGAAGGTGACGTTTTTATTAGTAGAAGATGATGATTCCACATTACACATTTGACCCAAACATTACATTACCAATCTCGATTGCAGTTATCACTGTATTGTGCATATTTTATGGCATTTACAGAGGATTCTTTGCAAACGAAGGATTAGATGACCCATTTGATGACCATGATGATTAGTTTTTTATTCACAATCGCAGGTTTACTGAATCTGCTATTCTATATCTTTGCGATCGGCACTGTTATTTCATTCCTACTAGAGCAGTGGCTCAAGAATAGACCTTTATCTGTTGACAAGACAATTAACGATAGAAATCAGTATATCGTAGAGGTCAATAGGAAGTATTGTTTTAGGCAGGCCTGGATGGTTAATATCTATTGGTTCCTATGTAACATAGGTCTGTACCTCATTTCAAGAAACATGGCAACACCTACAGATACATTTTGGAATGGACTATGAATAAAGAAGAATATCAATATCCTTACCTTCATCCTCAACTTCGATTTGAGTTAAGACAACTTATTAACGATATCTTGGATGAAAGAGAACTAGAACGTAAATTAAACGGACCATATGATTTCCCCGAAGAAGATTAAAACTATTGGTGACAGATGCCTAAGGCAAAAGTCAGAAGAAGTAGAATTTAACAAAGATGAGATGGCAAAACTCTATGCAGAGATGTGCCAGGCGATGTGGACGGCAGATGGCATAGGTTTGGCTGCACCACAGATAGGAATTAATAAAAGAGTGATAGTGGTAGATGAGACGACAAAAGAACATGGTAGGTATGCTCATTTAATGGTAAATCCCAAGATAACTTGGAAAAGCGAAGAAACAGTATTACTTGATGAAGGGTGTTTAAGTGTGCCAGACCAAAATGGCGAAGTTTTACGATCTAAGTCAATAAGAATAACCTTCCAGAATAAAGATGGTAAATATAAGAAATGGAAACTAGATGGTATCGCTGCCAGAGTGGTTCAGCACGAAATTGACCATTTAGAAGGTATTTTATTTGTGGATTATCTCGATGCTAAAGAAAATTAAATCACTTGTCGAAAAGGTCTTAGGTGGCTTTATAAAAGACAAAAAACACGAATTGAACAACACTAAGTTCAAATGGAACAATGAATACTCTTTTCATCCAGCAATAGATGAATCTCTTCATCCCCCTAGACAAAAAGACTAGGATACACTATAATAACATTATGAATTTTTCAAAAGAAATCAAAGAAGGCACAAAAGTCTCTCATAGTGCTGCAGAGAATACTGGATTTGTCTCTAATTTTCTTTCTGGTGTCATTAGTAAGAATAATTACAGGAAACTGATTGCCAATTTCTACTTTGTATATCAAGCTCTTGAAAAGGAGATTGAAGCAAATAAGGAACACCCTGCAATCGCTCCTATTGCCTTTGATGAACTGAAAAGAGTTGATACTCTTGCAAAAGATTGCGAGTATTTTTATGGTTCTGATTGGAAGGAGATTATATCGCCTTCTGAAGCAGCAAAACAGTACATTGCTCGTATTGAAGAGGTAGAACCCGAACTACTTGTAGGTCACCACTATACAAGATACTTGGGAGATTTGTCTGGTGGACAGATTCTCAAGAATATCGCACAAAAATCACTAAATCTATATGATGGTGGTTTAAATTTCTATGAATTTGAGGATATTCCCAGTTCTAAGGAATTTAAGGTAAAATACCGTGCCGCATTGGATTCTCTTCCTCTTACAGAAAAGAACAATGTCATAGTTGAGGCAAACTTTGCATTTCGTTTGAACATGTATATGTTTAATGAACTGTCGGAGGGAGATCCATACCCCGCCATGACAGTATTGTGGAGTTTCACAAAAATGACTTTTGGATTTATTAAATCGAAATTTAAGAAATGAATTTTTTTTGGATTGTCTTTACGAATTTGATTCTGTATGTTATACTCAGGATCCATTTGGTTCGTAAATTTCGCACAACTTACACAATCTACCTTAAAGATGAGAATGGTAACAGGCAAACTCTTGCTCATACGATTGCATATCTTTTAGAGACTGTAGAGATACAGAACAAAAAGATTTCATATCTGGTGGAAGAGATGGAGAAACAATGGATGACTATTGAACAAGTAAAAGTAGTTACAGGTGCTGATAAATACTGCACCGAGCACCCAGAAAGACCCCCACAAGAGACTGAAAAACTATGAAAGACCAAAATACGATCGATAAATACGAACCACAAGATGTGAAGTGGAATCGTGGTTTAGACATTTTTATTGAGTCCGTTCATCAACCAGATCATCAACTTAGATCATGTGCTCATAATCAGGGTTGCTATCATGAACTGATGTGGATTCGTGATCAGGTTTTGGAACACTTGCAGACATTGAGACGTTGAATATACTAGAAGAACAATTATTGATTGTTAGAAAATTAAGAGAATCTGAATGTTTTGGTTCCAAAGCGTATTTTTACTTATCTGGTGTGTTAAATAGTAAAACACGGACTAAAGAAAAAGAGCAAACATGTTGGACGAAATCATTAGAAAAGATCAAAGAAAAACGGCAAAACGATTAATAAAGGTTGCAAAAAAGAATCCTAGCTGGTATACTGAAGAGGACGTAAAATACGCCAAGTTGATTAAAAAACTTTATAAGAAATGCAAATCTAATGATGAAAATCTTTCTTGATACAGCTGAATATCATGAGATCGCCAAACGTGACCAGTCGGGTCTCATTGACGGTGTAACCACAAACCCCACACTTATCCGCAAAAGTGGTGGAGACCCTGTAGAGGTCATTAAACGACTCTCTGAGGCCTTCCCACATTTTGAGTCCATCTCTGCTGAGGTTGTTGCGGATAACGCTCTCGACATGATTGAACAGGCTCAAGTGTTCAAAGATATGAAGAATGTGACTATCAAAGTTCCATGTACAGTTGAAGGACTGAAAGCATGTAAGTTACTTGTATCTGACGGATTCACTACTAATGTGACTTTGGTATTCTCTGTTTCCCAGGCGATTCTTGCTGCAAAAGCAGATGCAACATATGTCTCTCCTTTTGTTGGGAGAATGAATGATAACTCCTTATCTGGGGTTTCACTTGTACAGACAATCGCACAGACATATCGTGAACATCTTGTAAGAACTCAGGTTTTGTCTGCATCTTTGAGAGATGTTCATCATGTAGGACGTTGTTTTGGTGCTGGTACTGACGTTTGTACCCTTCCTGTTGGTGTGTTTGATAAGATGTATAACCACATCCTTACAGACCAAGGCCTTGACCTGTTCCAGAAAGATTGGGACTCAATTCAGAAAAAAGATGGCACTATCTAAACAAGTAGAAGACAGTATGAAAGAGGCCGAGAGAAACATTCGAGAAGCTCTCGCCTTTGCTGCACGAACTGAGAGACCCTATATTTGTAGGGAGTTGGGAGCTATGTTATCTCACATAGAAAATCTAGTGTCGGCCGATGGGCTTTTTGATAAACTAGATAAAGCAATCAAGGAGAACGCAGACGATGATGAATGACTGGCGTTATAATGACGAACGCATGGCCATCCGTCAAAAGGCCTTCCTCGCTCTCAAAAAATACAACACTCTCGCTCATGTCCGACAACTCTACGAATTCTGCGATGTCTGGGTATCGCAGGGGAAATCTGACACAAGAGGAATCGAAGCCTCTTTTCTTGAATACTGCGAAAACGAAATCTATTCGTCAAGGATCAATAGTCAGAGTGCCTGATGTTTTAGGTGGGAAACCACTAGAAGGTCGGGTTCTTTTTGTAGATACTAAAGAAACTCCCATGATAAGATTAGACGGTAGCAAGATCCAACCATACTTCACAGTGTGTTTCAATGAAAGGTCTTTATGCTCCATACTTGTCTATCAACCCGCTTGGGAAAAAGTAGAAGTACTCCATTATTAAAACTATGTTTGTAATATACGGAAAAGATAAATGCCCTATGTGCTTCAAGATCAAAACAGTCTTTGAACTGTTGGGAAGAGACTATGAGTACAAGGAATTAGATAAAGACTATACAGAAGAAGAGTTTGAACAAAAGTTTCCTGACGTTATTGAATTGCCTCAAGTGATGTTAGATAACAAAGTCATTGGAAATGCTAATCAAACACTGAAATATTTAAAAGAACATAGGGTTTACTGTAATGATTCCTCCTGACATGGACATAAATAAAGGCGTTGAACTTATACTCAGAGGGGATAAAAGGGCACCGCCAAAACAAACACCAAAGTTCTTCGATATCAAATTCTCTCTATTTGACAGAGAATATAGATTATCGCTAGATATAAAAAAGAAAACCAGTAATTAACCTTGGGAGGAATCCAATGGAAACGTCAGTACTTCTTGTAATATTCAGTATATTATGCTTTACATTTTTGGTATTGGGTGGTATAATTGGCTGGTTAGCCCAACAAAACAATTACGTCAACATGCAAAATCAAGTGGCGTACACGCATCCTGAGATGTATGATGAAAATGGGAATCTTATTCCTGATGAAATAGTAGCCGTGAGGTTTGAACACAATGACGACAGCGAAGAAGACGACGAGGACTAGAGCCGCGTCAACTAGGAAGAAAACTACTTCCACTCGCAAAACTGCAACAAAACCAAGGACGGTGACAGTTAAAAAGAAAGAACTGCCACCCAATCCTATGGTTCATGAACTACTGGAAGCAGTAGACTCCGAAAGAGTTAATGCTAAGAAGGTAGAACTTCTCCGCGCTCATGGAGATGACTCTTTTAAAATGGTTATGATTTGGAACTTTGATGAAACTGTGGTTTCTATGTTACCAGAGGGAAAGGTTCCATATCAACCTGTAGAAGGTGATGTTCAAGCGAATAGGGAACAGGGCATTCCACAAAGAACCACTATTCGTAATGCCGCAAGACAATTCTACAGATTTGTAAAGGGTGGAGACGACCAACTTAACAAGATCAAGAGAGAATCTATTTTTATTAATATTCTCCAGACTCTACCTCAACCAGAGGCTGAGATTCTTATTCTTGTGAAAGACAAAGCTCTCAACACCGAGTATAATATCACTAAGGAATTGGTGGCAGAAGCCTATCCAGAAATTACATGGGGGAACCGAAGTTGAGAATCATTCACGAAGATTGTGATCCGAAACTAGCAGAAAATACAAAGTTACCTTATACGGCATATCTTGTGACGTATGTAAAGGAAGACAAAGTGTGTCATGACCTAACTTTATGTCAAAAACAAGTAGAAATGTTTGATCATTACTACGATAAGTACAAAAAAGGACTACAGGGATGGGTTCAATCTAAAGGCAATGTCAATCCTAAACTTTGGACTGATGATATGATCAATCCAGACAAGAAAAAACCACCAACTAAAAAACCACCAAAGCGAAAATGATCAATCCTATGAGTGTTATTAAAAACGTAAGAACTGTTTACAGCAGATTTTACCAAGAGAACATCAAAGAAGTTGAGGTTCAATTCGGAGATGAGAACCCTGCATGGATTCCATATGATACTTTGTTGGGTATGATGAACTTTGAAGGAGATATTATAAATGGATGAAGTCAGACAGGAAAACGTTGGCAATACTGGCAAGGTTGAGATCAATCAACAAGAGTATAAGAAGGTGTTGAAGAAATATAAAAAGATCAAGAAGTATATGAAGTCTAACTTATTTCAAATTAAGATCATGGACGGCACTGAAAAGGTCGTATCTCAACTAGAGAAAGAGGCGAATGAAGCTCAAGGTAATTGATGATTTCCTAGAACCAGATGATTACGAAGTCCTCCGCAAACTAATGATGGAGGATTCTTCGTTTCAATGGCAATTCGGTAAAGGTGTTAATACACCTGATGACGGATATTATCAATTTTGTCATGTGTTTTATGCACAATATGAACCTAGAAGTCAATTCTTTTACAATCTCATGCCTATCATTAATGAGTTGCAACCCATCTCATTAGTCAGGATTAAGGCCAATCTAAATATGAGAACACCCGAAAGGCAAGAATATGATCTTCACACAGATGTTGACGATTGTATCACTTCCATATATTATGTAAATACAAATGATGGTTACACACGATTTGAAGATGGTACAAAGGTTGACAGTATAGCAAACAGGATGGTAGTATTTAACTCAAATACCCTACATGCTGGGTGCTCCCCGACTGATACCCTTCGTAGGTGCGTAATTAACCTTAATTACTTCATCTAATATGGAAAAGACAAAACTCAAACTAATTGTAAAAAATTTAAAATTACTTGTTGAAGCACTTGAATCCGAAGTTTATTCTGATCTAGAACAATATACATCAGAAGGCGAAAGACAAAAAGTGTCATATAGTGACCAAATAGAGGAATTATGACCGTAAAACTGGTAAGTATCACACCAGATGCAGAAAAGACTATGGCACACATTGCCAGAGTTTCTAATCCCAATAATCAGGATAACGAAAAGTTTGCTGGACTATTGAAATACTGTATCAAACATAATCATTGGTCAGTATTTGAACAGTCTAGTATGACTCTTGAGATTGAAACGACTCGGGCGATTGCAGCTCAAATTTTGAGGCATAGGAG